GCGGCGTTGCGGCCCAGTTCTTTACAAATACCGGCGCTGTTCTGACTGGCGGTAAGCTGTATACATACCAAGCTGGTACAACCACACCTCAAGTTACCTACACCACAAGCGCAGGAAATGTGGCGCGTACTAACCCTATTGTGTTAGATGCGGCTGGCCGTGTAGCTGAAGGCGGTGAAATTTGGATTACATCGCAGCCATACAAATTTGTTTTAAAAGATTCAAATGATGTTTTGATTGCAACTTATGACAATGTTGTTGCAGCAGGATCAAGTTCATACACAATAGAAAATTTTACGGGTAACGGCGCAACTGTTAGTTTTACACTGTCTTCTGCACCAAATAGCGAAAATTCAACTTTTGTTCACATCAATGGCGTATACCAAAACAAGAATACATATTCTGTTACTGGGACAACGTTGTTGTTTTCTGAAGCACCACCTATTACTTCAATAATTGAAGTTATGTACATTTAACAGGAGTTTACTCATGGCTGATAAAAAGATTTCCGCGCTGACCGCAGCAGCACTTCCTCTTGCTGGCACAGAAGTTTTGCCAATTGTGCAATCGGGCGCAACAGTTAAAGTTGCAACAGATGATTTAACGGTTAAAAATATTAGATCAAACGCTACTAGCGGTTTGTTGCAAGTGACTGGCCCTGCAGCCGCATCTACTCGCGTTATGACCACGCCAGATGCTAACTTTACCGTTGCTCGTACAGATGCGGCCCAATCTTTTACTGGTGATCAAACGCTTTCTACTGGTAATTTAATTATTGGCACATCTGGCAAAGGCATCGACTTTTCTATCACTAGCCACCCTGCTGGCATGACTAGCGAGTTGTTGGCTGACTATGAAGAAGGTACTTGGACGCCAACATACTATGGGGCTGCTGGCTCTGCTGGTTCGTTGGCGTATGCGGAACAAACTGGTAAATACACAAAAATTGGCCGTCAGGTTACGGTTACGGGTACGATCATTCTTACTAACAAAGGCAGTTGGACCGGGCGCGTACAAATTGGCGGGTTTCCTTTTACGCCTACTGCGGATCAATACTCTGGTCAAATTGAGTTACGAAACTGCACGTTTACGGGCAATTACGTAGTCATGGAAATTGGCCGCGCGGCCAGCAGTTTTGCGCGATTTGTTATCGTAAGCGGATCTGGCGCAAACACACAAATTGAAGATACAAACGTCGCGAACAACAGTGGTTTCCTGTTCACTTTGACATACATGGTGTAAGCATGGCAATCACAAAAGCAACCTACTCGATGATTTTAGGCGCGCCCATCAATGTGCTTGACTACGCGTCCTTGGCAGTCGTAACCACTTGCCGTGACCCCGGCGATCCCAACAGCCATCTGCTGACTTCTTTTTTAAACTGGACTCCTGCAATTCAAGCCGCGCTTGATGCGTGTGACGACAATGGAGGCGGCTCGGTTGTTTTGCCTAAAAACACCGTCCCTTATTACGTTCAAGATCAGTTGACGGTCAATTCAAACACTACTTTTATTTGCGAAGATTGGATTGTTTTAGCCGACTACAACCTGACTGGTGGAACGCTTCGCGCCAACGGCGAAAATATTCTTATCCAAAACCTCAAAATAGACAACAGCAATATTTATGCTGGCGGTTCTGGCTACAACGGCATCGGTGTAAAAGGTAAAAACATTACGTTTTACGGCGGGTACATCAAAAATTGCGCTAAAGGAGTTGGTGGCCCTGCTGACGGTGGTAAAGGGTGTCAAATTGAAACAGGTGACGGCGAAGATATTGTCATAGACGCAATGACGTTTGAAAATTGCTTTATGGCAATGTCAACCGTTCGTGACTTTGTTACGGTGGAGCCGTATTACGGCATTCTGTATTCTAATATCACCGCTTACAACTGCAACATTTTGTTTTTTGTGCGGCAATCAAGCGGCACTCAAAGTCAGACAGGTTTGGAGCACTCAGTTCAACTAAACAATTTTTATGCCTTCAACTGCGGCGCATTTGAAGGCGTCATGCAGTTTTCCCGTGCGTCAAATGTGAAGGTTAGCAACGGCACGGTTGTGGTTGACCCTGCTACTTCACCACAACCATTGATTCGTGGAAATCATGCCAATTGTTCTTTCACCAACATTGGATGGTATGGTGATACTGCCGCTTGTATTAACCTTGACCCAAGCACATACGCGCCAGATTCTAGCCAAGCAAATCAAAACAACATTTACCAAATTGACATCTGGGGCGCTGTCACTTTTATTGCCAACGCAAACATTGCAACGCCATTTCGCACGTTGAACAACTGCACCGGCGCATTCAATATGCGAAACGCGCCAACCACGGCATTTTTTGGAAATGAATTAAGAAATGGCGCATCCACGTTTACGGTGGCAAACGGTACAAAACAAGGTATTGTCAATACAGGCACATCATTTGACGGCTCAACTTTGGCAAATAACTTTTCCGATTTAACCGCAAATAGGTTAAACATTCCAGTTTTTCAAAATTGGTATGAGGCGTTTACGCCAATTGCAACAACTACGGCTCAAAACAACAGTCTCTTTGTCGATACAGCCACTGGAAAATTGTCTTTTAAAGACAGCACCGGTACAGTAACTGCGTTGTATTAACCGTACCAGTTCAGACAACTGGAAATCTTAATGTCTGACTGGATGGTCAGGTTGGAAACAAGGAAATGATATGTTAGAAAAAGTTACCTCTGTCGATTTGATTGAAGTCATTGAAAACGGCTCAATTCAAGTTCGCACCAAAACCGCTATCAAAGAAGATGGCGTTGAAATTAGCAATAAGTTCCACCGCCACGTTGTCGTGCCTGGTGCTGACTACAGTGGTGAAGATGCCAAAGTGCAAGCCATTGCCGCATCTATCCACACACCCGCAGTTATTGCTGCTTATCAAGAAAAACTTGCAGAACAACAAATTCCTGCCGCATAATAGCGGCACAAACTGTATCGGCCCAGTAGACCGAGGAATCTTAGGATTCATAAAAAATGACTGAAGAAGTCCAAGCCCTAGCGGAAGTAGACTCCGCGCCAACCACGGATGTGACGGCCACACCTGAAGTTGCTGAAAGTACGCCGGAAGTCGCTGAGAACCAAGTTGATCAGGCCACAGAGGAAAAGAAGTACTCTCAGGCTGAAATTGACGCGATGATCGGCAAACGCCTCGCAAGAGAGCAACGTAAGTGGGAAAGAGAACAGCAACAACGATCTGCCGAAACGCAAATCGTAAAAGCAGCTCCGTCAGCATCCGTTGACCAGTTTGAAAGCCCTGAAGCCTATGCGGAAGCACTGGCATATCAGAAAGCCGAAGAACTATTGGCCAAACGTGAAGCGGCAAAGCAGCAGTCGCAAGTTCTTGAGAGTTATCACGACTTGGAAGAAGAAGCTAGGACTAAGTACGACGACTTTGAACAAGTCGCCTACAACCCCAAGCTACCAATCACAAACGTGATGGCAGAAACGATCCAGTCTTCGGACGTGGGGCCAGAGTTAGCGTACTATCTCGGCTCTAATCCAAAAGAAGCAGATCGCATCTCACGCATGTCGCCATTGAGCCAGGCGAAGGAAATTGGGAAAATTGAGGCCAAATTGGTTTCAGCGCCCCCAGTTAGAAAAACGACATCTGCGCCAGCGCCGATTTCACCTGTCACCGCACGCTCCGCTGGAGTGTCGGCCTACGATACAACTGATCCTCGGTCTACCAAGTCCATGAGTGCATCAGAGTGGATTGAGGCCGAGCGCAAACGACAAGTGAAAAAGTGGGAAGCACAGAACCGCTAATTTTTTTAAAGGACTTTTGAAATGTCAAACAGTATTCTGACGATTGATATGATCACAAGAAAAGCTCTCGAAATCCTCGAGAACAACCTTGTGCTTACCCGTAACGTGAACCGCCAGTATGACGACAGCTTTGCTGTTGAAGGTGCTAAGATTGGTTCAACCCTCCGTATCCGTTTACCTGACCGCGCTTTGGTAACTGACGGCGCCGCCTTGCAAGTGCAAGACGACAACGAGCAGTTCACCACTTTGACCGTTGCCAGCCAAAAGCACATCGGTGTCAACTTCACATCTGCTGAATTGACCATGCAATTGGATGACTTCGCAGAGCGTGTGTTGAAGCCTCGTATTAGCCAATTGGCATCTTCTATTGATGCTGACGTGGCCAATGCGTACAAAACTATCGGTAACACCGTTGGTACACCTGGCACTACTCCTTCTACTTCTTTGGTCTTGCTCCAAGCCCAGCAGAAGCTGAACGAGAACGCAGCCGTGATGTCTCCCCGTTACG